GCTCTCGCATTTTATAGCGGATTCACCCCTCGGGTAGTCAGCTATACTGACCGGTACATTCATGGTGTACTCGGTGTTTTCGTGTGAAACGTTTCAAACACACAATTCCTTCGTTAACGAAATAAGGATCTGTCAATGGACATTTTCAACCAATACGCTGGCGCCGAAGAACTGGGTCTGGATGAAGGCGCTGCCTCCGTGGCCGAAGCTGCAGGCGACGCTGCTGAAGCTGCTGTATCCGCCGAAATCGGCGAAGTGACCGCGGCGCTCGAAGAGCAAACCGCCGAGATCGAAAAGCTGGTCGACAAGGTCGATGACCTGGAAGACGCCGTCGAAGAAGTCGAAGAAGCTGTCGAAGGCATGGAATCCATGCTGAACTCCGGCAACTTCCACTCGGTCTCCTTCGCCAACATGTACAACCGTGCGCTGAAGCTGGCTGAAAAGCTGCCTGCTCCGGAAGGCCAGATCATGCTGGGCGACCGCGTTGGTGCCGAGAACATGACCGACGCCGCTACCGCACAGCTGTTCGCCCGTGCCGGTATCGAATCCTTCGTCGAGCGCGTGAAGGAATACGGCAAGAAGGCCGTCGAGTTCATCAAGCACATCTTCAACCAGGTCATCAACTTCTTCGTCAGCCTGTTCAACAAGGCCGATGGTCTGACCCGCCGTGAAGCTCAGCTGCGTAAGCGTCTGAACGACGGCGCCAAGATCCGTGACAAAGTCAAGATGGGCGGCTGGAACGTCTACATCGACTACGCCACCGACGGCCTGAGCAAAGGCTCGAAGAAAGACAAAGGCAACTTCGACAAGACCACCAAGGCTGTTGCCGAGCTGGTCAAGGCCGCCCAGAAGGGCTCCAGCATGACCGTGGCCGACATCAAGTCGAAGCACGCTGCCGTTGTCACCGCGATCAAAGCGGACGCCAAAGAGTTCGGCAAGTACAACGAGAAGAAGAACGGTTCCAAAGACGTGATTCTGTCGCAAGCGGCTGGTATCCGTGCAATGGCCAACTTCTCCGAGCCGACCATCAACAACTTCGCCGAAGCTGCCGCCGCCATCCGCTCGATCAAGCTGCAGATGGTCAAGGCTCCGGAAGCCAAGAAGATGTCCACCGGCGAAGTCAAGGCCAAGGCCGACAAGGCTGCTCTGGTTACCGTCCTCGACGGCGTCAAGGGCACCATCGCCGAAATCCGCAGCGACGAAACCGCCAAACTGATGACCGCTTCTGCGCGTGATCAGCTGGTCGGCACCCTGAACAACATGAAAGCGGGCAACAGCGACAAGTCCGCCGAAATCGATGGTCAGGTCAACGTCGTGAAGGCTGCTTGCTCCCTGGCTGCCCAGGTTGCTTCGAACACCAACAAGCAGCGCATCAACTCGGCCGGCGCCCACCTGGATGCCGTCGCAGCTCACCTGAGCTTCGGCAGCAACTAAGTAGCACTGCGTCACTAGTAACTACCGGGGGCCTTCGGGTCTCCGGTAGTTATTCCTTTATTTTTTTTTTGCATTTTTATTGAGATGCTATAGGTTAACCTAATTATCCACTGAGGCATTGGTCATGACCGATACTGTCCTGGCGAGGCGCTTTGTTAATACGCCCACGCTGAAAGAAATTTGGGAACAAGAACACGGCGCTACTGAAACGGAAGTCGCGGACGAAGAGGTCGATAAACTTTCTGATGAGTATGATCGCTCGTCCGGGATGGAAGGTTATTACCAACTGTGCTTCCAACACCTGCAAAGTCCACACCGTGCTGTTTTTGTAGACGGTAACGAAGGGTTCTTTGAAGAGATCGGTAAAGGGATTAGTTACGTTATCGATCAAGTCAAACGCTTCTTTAAATGGGTGTTTGGTTTCTTCACCAGTAAGAAGCGCGCTGCAGAGAAGACGTCCGATACCCTGCGTCAATCTATCCATAAGCACGGGGTTAAACCGTGGGAGATTGAATACCCTAAAGACTACTGGGTGCTCTGGGGTAAGCCGGGTAATCCAGGTAACGACCTCGGCTGGATGTCGAAGAGTATCGACGGTTATGTCGAGTCGATGAAGAAATGTAAAGAGTACGTCGAAGCAGTCAAGAAGTATTGCACTGACGTTTCGCAGATCTCCATCAACAACGAGGGCAGTATTGAGAAAGGCAAGAGCACGTTTGAGAACGTCGCAGAAGCCCTCGATAAACAGATTCGTTCGATCTTCAAGCCTGGTCCTTGGATCGCTGGGCAAACCCTGGAGATCAAAGAAGGTAAAGTCCTGATGCGTCCTGATCCTAAGATCAAGGCCACCAAGACCCTGAAGTTCAAAACCAGTGAGAAGGTTGTTCTCGATATCCTCGACAAGGTCGATGTGGCTGTCGATGACTTCGGTAAACTGGTAGTCGATATCTGTACAGCCGAAACCAAAGCTACTGCTTTGCTGGAGCACGTTGGTCAGTTTGCCAATGCGGCTAAAGAAGCAGGTAAGCAGAAACAAATGAATGCCTTGATCGAGAAAGCCAAGAAGTCGATCAACAACATGATGGCCGCCCTGAAGAGTCTTCAGGGGATGTACTTCCGTCTGATGACGGTGAGTATGAACATTCTGCGTGCCACGGTGAAGTCTCCTGGCGATCAAGAAAAACCTACTAAGGAGTAATCCATGCGGGCTTATATGGAGTTGGGGCTGGTTGGATTACTGCTTAGCGGTGACGACCGTCCTACTGAGGAACAAAACCCTCAACTGTTTGCTGTACTTCGTGACATGGGCTTCAACGCCTACTGGAACGAAAGTAAAGAAGAGCTGGTCCAACACGGCCTGCGTCTTCTGGATGTGATCGATACCCAGTTCGAGTACTTCGATGCATCTGAGCTGAAGGTTAACCGTTTGACCGACAACTACTTGAAAGAGTTGTTTGATCAACTTGGTAACCACTACCGGGAAAACACCCGCGTAATCTCCATCAGTGTTTGTGCCCTGGGCAACAAAGCTGATAGTGAAGGTTGCACTGACGGGGTAGAACAGTTCCTGGATCGTGCTAAGGAGATCATTGAAGACCTCTGCGAGAAGTTCGAAGAAGGTACGGGGTTCAATGGTTTCCGTGTAGTGATCGACGAGTTGATGTATATCGAGAAAGTGCTCGGTATCGTCGACGTGTTTGTCACCAGTCACCTGGGTATGTTGGCGGGTGTGGAAGAATTCGCTCCTGTGGACTTCAACGACGTCCAGCCTGTTCAGGTAGTAGACTGGCATGCAGGGTTGGAGTGCAACGACACCAACGAGTGTGAGTGCGGTTGTCAGGAACCGGAAGAGGACGAGGCCGAAATCCTCGACCACCCTATCCAGTTGCTCCAGGGCTTGGAAGACTTGCTCAACGGCGTAGAAACTCCCTCAGCTAAATACGCTGAAGGTGTGTTCTTTGCCAATGACATGAAACTGCGTGCATTGGCAGGTAACGAAGAAGGGGTACTGGATTCCATCAAGGAAGCCGGTATTAAGGCTTACGAGTGGTGCAAAGATGTCCTGGCGTCGTTCTTCGACCTGTTCACCTCGAACACGGAGAAGGCCAAGGAAGTAGCTGAGACCATGGCTGACGTTGCAGAGACCAACAAGAAAGCTCTGCAAGCCATGGAGAAGAAAGGCTCGGCTATCAATGATGCTGCCAAGAAAGGTATCTTGGCTCTGGCGGCTAAAGCGGATCCTTCGGGTGGTATGGGTCGCGTGGTAGGTGGTTTGAATACCAGTAACGACGGTAGCCGTGTAATCGACGGATTGATGGCTCTGTTGAAGAAAGCCGGTACTGCTGACACCAAGGTGCAGGAAAAGCTGAAAAAGGCTCAGACGGCCTTGGATGAGCTTAAAACGGCTAACAACAAAGCTTCTTCGACCAAAGGTGATAACAAAGAAGTTAACGCCAACGTCAAAGCTAACGTCAACGAAAAGATCAAAGCTGCCCGTGAAGCCATCAAAGGTATCAAGGCCGAAGCTAAAGGTCATGGTGCTCGGATGAAGGCTATTGAAAAGGCTATCCGTGGCATTACCCCTGCGATCTTCACCAAAGCGACCGAAGGTGCGGCAACACCTAAGTCCGAAGAGAAACCCGCTAAAGCCGCCAAGCCAGCAGCAACACCTCCTGCTGCCCCAGCCAAAGGTAAGAAGAAATGAGCCTGGAAAAACTTCACCCCACTACCCTCAAGCGCATCCAGAGTGGCTTGCCTGACGGCGCGGTCATTAAGAGCGTGGATGCTTCGGATGCTGCTCGCAGTATCTTCGAGGTTGAGATTGCCGGAACTGTTCACGAACTCCCCCTGGAAAAGGTGTGGGTCGACCAGTTCACCTTCAACCAACAGTTGCTGATCGATGCAACCGAAGGTGAAGACCTCAACACCGTTCTCAAACGTGTGGCGTTCAAGTACCGTATCCCGATGGTGCATGAGCTCGACTTCGATTTGAAGGACATGTTTGTTACCTTCGAAGGTCAGGACCGCCGTACGGAGATCCTGCCGATGGCCAAGACCAGTGTTCTGTTCACCGGCAATATCACTGTGATCCTCGCGCAGTAACCCACTTGTACAGTAATGGGAGGGTTGCCCTCCCATTACTGTTTATTTTGTTTGAGGTAAATCATGCTGAAAACTACCGTCCCAGCCGAAGAGGATTATAAGTCCTTTATGCGGCCTGCCGTGTTTGATTCATTACGGCAGATGTTGAAGTTTTACGGCCTGGAATCTACTGCTGAGATCTACTTCAACGGCAAGAACCAAATTGCCAAGTTGGTCGGTAGTAATGCCAGTGACCAAATCGGAACCAGTCGTTACACAGACGGCATGTTCCGTAACAAGATTTTCGTTGTGGCTGAGTATGAAGATACCCAGTTCAATACCGGGCAGTCTAACCAGCGCCGGGAAATGACTGAACGTCCTGTGTGGTTGTTACCTGGCCACGAAACCGAACCGACCATGTTCTACCCAGGCTTCTCTGGGATCAAAGTGAACGTCTCGGTAATTGCTCACTTCAACAGTGAGAAGTCGGCTACTCAGTTCCGTCGTCGTATTAACCGAGCGCAAGCTAACCAGGTTACCGACATGAACTTCAGCGCTACTGTTCACCTTGGTGTGAATAACGGTATCTTGGCGTTGTTGGAACACATGCACGGACTGTACCTGAAGAACGACCCAGCCACTCCTGACTTCGGCACCTGGTTTGCTCAATACCGTTGTGTACCGTTTAAGTACATCTCCAACGTGGCAGGGAAGAATGCTCGCTTGGTAGTACCCATGAAACTAGATGAGATCGGTATCCAGTTCCGGGAACCTACTGTAGCACAAGTAAGGAACGCCGACGTCTATGGTAAGTTCGAAGTAGAGTTGGGTTATTCTTTCTACTTCCAGGAGTTCAGCCACTGGGAGATCCAATACCCGTTGAACATCTTCCAAGACGAGATCAGCCAAGACTGGATCCCTCGTCCTACGGATTACGCAAACAAGCCGTTCACGGTACGTGTTAACCCGGAAATGTCGTTTGGGCGTTCGCTGACCGATACCCGCAAGCAGCAGACACCTTATTACCTGAAACTCCCCAACCACGACAACTGGGCCATGCCGAAGATGCCGTGGGTACAACCTATCATCCAGGTACGCTTAGCGATGGATGATGAACCTGAGCAAGATCTCATCAACATCTTTGAGATCCCAGGGTTTGTTTGGAGCGAGAAAGTTAAGCAGTACATCCTGCGTCGACGTGACGTGGCGTTCTTCCAATTCATTACCCCTTTCCTGATCACTGTGTACAGTAATGACATCCGTGTCTTACCTGGACGCTTGAGCATGGACGAGAATGGCCTTATAAGGCTCTCTGGGGCCCCTGACATGCGAAATACTTACCGAGTCTTGGTAACCCTTGACTACGCGGTAAGGGACTATATGGAGCACTTCTGGGAGGATCTGCGTAATAACCCAGATGACGAGGAATTACTCCCGGTAATCTTCCCTGGGTTTGACTGGGCTAACTTGCCTAAACCGTGGGCTAACCACGCCGATGAAATCCGTAAGGGTATCGACAAAGGTCGTGGTCTTCCCGAGATGGACTTCAACCGTTACATGGCTGCGTTGGGCTTACATGCTCACGTACTAATCGAGGATCGCCGCAATGGCTAAAGCTGCTATTAACCCGTTGGGGCATGAAGTAGCCCCAGAACCAGAAGCCCCCAAGATCTACAGCGAGCAGTACCGCCACTCGATCGTGGAATCGGTAGTCCCGCCTGAAACCTCCATGCTCAGCCTGGTACCAGGTACTCCGACGATCAACGAGTACTACCGTCAGCGTTTGGAAGGGGATGAAGAACCTGGTCCGTTCAACCCAGACGACTCGGCCACTTACCAGTCGTATGTACGCATCCGTAAACTGATCATCAAAGATGACGGTGACGGCGCCTACAACTTCGACCCCACCAAGGCAGAAGCCGGTACCAACTACACCGGTTCTGTGGTTATGGAAATCCCACCTATTCGTGGTGACGTGTTCATCCGTGATATCGGTGATGGTAACGCCGGTCTGTTCCAAATCACCGAGCAGATCGAGCCGCCAGCCTTTACTGCGAACAAGGTGTACCGCATTACTTTCGTGATGGTCGGTATCCTCCAACGCTACTGGGCAGAAGAACTGGAACGTCGTGTTGTTCAGGAAATGGTCTACAGCCGTGATTCGGCTCTGTCGGGTGGTGTGGGTGTTATCTCCCCCGAAGACTTTGACCTGGAAGGTGAACTGTTCAAGTGGCGAGCAACCATCGGCAACTGGATCATGCGGAAGTTCTGGTATAATCCAGAAAAGACCATCGTCTGGGAAATCGAATCGGGTCGCACGGTGTATGACCAGTACCTGGTGAACTTCATCATTTCCACCATGGATCCCGATACCCGCAACATGTATCCGTTCATTAACCAGTTCTCCACGCAGTACGGTGGGCGTGACTACGGAATGTACGGTACGATCAACATCTGGGAAGTATTGCTCCGTGGTGATTGGAACCTGTTGTCTCAGTGCGAGAACAAGGCGACCATCATTTCGGTAGACCGGCTGGTGGATACCCGTCTGTACGGTAACTTGCGTTCCAGTTCCATTGATTACTTCGTGGCCACTGACCCAGAACAGTACAAGTTGTACAAGGCATATTACAACATGGATGGTTACCCTATCTTGCGCCCCAGCAAGGAGTTCGGGATCACCTACCTGTTCAGTGAGGAGTTCTACCAGGGCAACCCACAGGGTGAGTTTGAAAAGCTCATTGTGGACGTTGTGCGCGATCGTATCGTCCCTCGTAAACGACTCCTCGAATATTGCAAAGGCTACTTTGCTCTGACTCCTCGGGAACAGATCTACTACGGTCCTATCCTGATGATGATGATCCAAGTAAGCCGTCGATTTGGAGTACCGTCATGACAATGGTTGCAACGCGCTACGAGGAAGTTCGTAAGCGCTTGATCGAACTCCGCATGCGCCTGCAACACCGTAAGTATGGCATGTGGGTTGCTCCTGAGAAACTGATGTCGTTGGAAGAAATTCGTGACCGTCCTACCTTGCACAAGGAAGGCTACGCCAACGACAAGGACTACTACACCCAGCCGCAGATGCGACGCTTCACCATTCCAATGATCCTGGAGTTCTTGCCGAACATCAACAACGCCAAGGAGTTGGGTTTTGAAAACTCCTCCAAGGTGATTGTTGAGATCTACGAGAATATCCAGGAATACAACCGCCTGTGGGTAGAGATCATCAAGAACGTCCCGGAGTTTCAACACCCCCCACTCTGGGAGTTGCGAGCTATCGAGAAGTTGGCATACGTCCTCTACAGGGATTGGCGTCAGATCAAGCCTTATGACCGTCGTGCTGAACAGCGTAAACTGGCACAAGACGATTCAGCCCTTAATCAACGAGGGCTGTTAGGCTTGGCTGCACTGTTCACTGCAACCAACATGCACCACAAGCGGAAAGATGACTTTAGCTTCGTCAGTTATCTGGACGAGATCTGTCCAGATGGTGAGCAGTTCATGTTGCCAGAGTCTTTGGCACAAGACAGCTTCTTTGGCGGACCTAACCAGTTCGATGGTTTGGGGTCGGTGGATCCTGCAGGTGGCGCTAACCCTAACTGGATCTTTCAGGAAGGTTAATCATGGAAGCTCCTCGTTCCTTACAGAACTTAATCTCCTACGCTAACTTCGTTAACGACACACAGAAGAATGAGCGGTTGTTCACCATGACCGCCATGGCTATCACCCCCACCGAGCAGATAGAACTGTTGATCCCTAACGGCTTTGCTCGGTTGTGTCGTTTTAACACAGGGCGTTCGGACGATTGCCGCATTCGTGTGCAGATTCAACCAGGTGTTTACCAGAACCGTATTGTCCCACATCGCGACAACCTCTACATTGAGGTAGTGGAACAAACGGGTATGGATCGGGTAATGACACGTTACCGGGCTACCCCGATTGATGCAGATGACCCGGCCATGGAAGGTAACAACACTGCAACGGCTAACCTGGAGTCGAAAGACGCTGTCAACATGATCACTGTCCAGTTCCAGTTGTATGAACCGGGCTTTGGCAAACTGCGTAATGAACCAGTGTCTGATATCCTGGTGATGTCGACACTGGACAACGCCATGCATGATCTGTTGTGCGAACCAGGTGAGCAATTAGGTCTATCGGGTCCGGATGCCTGGAAAGGTGTGGATATCGAATACCCGATCGATAACGACCGGACGTTTAAACAGATCGTGGTGCCTTTTGGTACTCGGCTGATTGACCTGGGGTCTTTCCTCCAGAACGACGACCAGTTTGGTGTGTACAACACTGGGTTGGGGATGTATTACCGAAAAGGTTTGTGGCGCATCTATCCGTTGGTAAGGATGGGGCGTTACGAGAAAGCTCGTCGGGTCCTCAACATCTACCGTCTACCTGAGAACGTATTCCCTACCTTGAAGAACACTTGGATCATGGATGACAAGTCCTTGACCATTCTGTCTACAGGTGGGGGTGCGGTCAACGAAGACGATACCGACATCGATCGTCAGAACAAGGGTGTGGGTAAACGCATTATCTCCGCTGACGCTGTGATGGGTGAAACAGGTCGTTACTACAGTAAAGGTCAAGCCGCCACTACCCGTGGTGACTCCCTGTCTGAGTACAAGACCGTCAACCGTCAAAGTGGTGAGGAATGGGTGCCTACGGTTGTCACCCCTACTGGTAACATCTGTAAGCACCTGACAGAGAGTGCTTTGAATGACGTGTCGATCACGACACTGACTTGGCATAACTCCATGGCGACTTTGATTGATCCATGCATGCCTGTGCGCTACTACTACATGAGTGGTGGTGAATCGCTGATGTATCGTGAAGGTAGTGTGGCGGGTATCCGTTCAGATTACCAGATGGACTCTCAGAGTGCTCAACCCATCTTCCGGGAACACAGTGCTATCTCGATCCAGATTGGGATGGAGGAATACTCAGTCAAGTAGTTTCCTAGTAGCCCAACTATCCTAATGTATTAATCTGTCTGGGAAACCGGGTGGAGGGAATGGTTGGGTTATTTTTGCTATAGGCTAAGCGGAGCTATAGCGACATCCTTAGAGGAGGTATGGGAATGATGACACCTCAAGGTATTATCAACTACCACAGGATCGGCCGTAAGGTCCAACAATTGGAAAAGGAGTTAACCATGCAACAAGAAGACACTTTGGAATCCTTGGTTTCTGAACAACCTGCAACATCCGATGAAAACAAGTTTGCCTGGGCTGCTGATATTTTCCGCGAAGCAGAAGAGTTCCGACGCACCAAACGTGCTGAGATGAAAGCACTGATTGGCGTCGACAAACTGTCTGATTATCCACAGGGTCCTCGGAGCGCGGTAACCCGTCTTGTAGTGCTTCTCCACCAACGCAAGGAAGACATGAACAAGTGGAATGCTTTCATCATCCACGAACTCCTCGACCTCGTGCCTGGCAATAGTAACGGCTACTTCGAAAAGATCGCCCAGCCAGGCGTTGCGGTGCTCGCTTCGTAAGGAGAACTAACATGCGTAAAGAAAACCATCCCCCTGTCCGTGTCTGGGAGAAACCCAACTTCCGTAACACCATGCCGGATATGGGACCGCCTGGCATCCTCCATGTCAGTTGCTCTTGTCGAAAACCGTGTAATTGCCATGGGCCTATACGGTTAAGGCTTTTACAAGAGTACCGTGCTGAGAAGGCAGCCAAAGCCTACACCCTTTACGCCCAGCAACAATCCTACTAAGCAAACATAATCCATATACTCCAGGGAGCCTTGCGGCTCCCTGGAGTATAGGTTCGCTTATGCCTCAGAGGGCATCCCAATCCTTCACTTGATTTCCGTTCTCATCAAATTTGTAAGTCAGACTTCGGCGGAACATTGGCTTGCCATTGATATCGTGCTTCAACCCCTTAACCGGATCGATGTCGTAGATACCAAAGCGTTTCTCCGGAGCACACCCCTCACCCCGTTGTTTACCCACACAGTACGTCCAGTAGTTCTTGAACGAAGTCTTAGCAACGTGGAACGTGATCTCGACGTCCACTTCGTTGGTAATCTTCGTCGACGTTTCAGTGAGGGATTTACCCGCTACTTCCCGTGCGAAATAAACTTCCGACTCTTCATCGGATTCTTGCAACTTCTTCTTCGCATCTGGAGACAGCTGATGCGGCGTAGCGAAACAAATACCGCGCGCAATAATGAACGCACGGATCTTGCGGAAGTGCAACTGGAGTTTGTCAGACTTCGATTCACCTGGCAGTTTGTCGTAGTTCTGCAGACCGCAGTAGTCGTAACCGTAGAAGATGATCTCGTGGCCTTTCATCTCCAGACGACGAACACGGTTGAACATAGCGTTGCAATCGTCTTTGCTCGATTCGATCTGGTTGATGATCAGGAACCAGCCATTGTCTTTGAAGCAGTTGACAATAGCGTTAACGATCTCATCACGGTCAGCGATCTGGAAGTCAGCTTCGATGTCATGACGGACAGTCAATGCCAACTTGTACATCCGCATGATAATCAGATCCATGGTATCCTCAGCAGACTCTTGGAGGATAGTAGGGATCTTCGTCGGGTTACGCAGCATAGGCTTGTTATACAAACCAATCGACGCAGTGATGTGAGCCATGGTCAGAGACTTACCACGGTTGGTCAGTGCGTTCAACAGGTAGAACTTGCTGCGACGGAATCCACCATCCGGCTCTAAGGCTTCGTTGAGACCTTGTAGACCAGACTTGAGGATACCTTCCTTACTGTTCTCCTTCTTCGCCATCTCAATGATACCGTGGAAGGATTCAGGATCATCCGACGTTACCGTGTAGACAATTTCCGATTGACGTTCTTCATAAGCTACTGTCATCCGTTCGTTGATCATGTCCGCCAGTTGTACCCATTCTTCTTTGGATACTTCGGAGTGATCTTTGTAGAACAGACTCTTAACCGCCTTACGCCAACGGTTACCAAATTCTTTGCCTTCGAGGCTCAGACGGATCTCGCTGATGTGTTTGTAGATCAGTCGACGGGTCATCTCTTCCTTCTCGAGATCCTCCAACCCATCTTCAATTGCTGCCTTCAGATCTTCGTCGCCCTTACAGAACAACCGCACGCGCATCATCAAGTTTGATTTTATAAGCACGACATCGTCGGAAGGCTGGTCAATCAGCCACGAGATAGTTGCTCTGATGCTATCCCGAGCCTCCTTGTCCTGTGCGAACACATCCGGAGGAGGAGCTGGCAGCTCGTCTAAAGTTTCCTCGAGTTCCTTTAGAAGATTTGTATCATCCAGTTTCTTGGCCTGGTAAATTGCCGACAGCAGTTTAACCAATACCAGCAAGTCATTCATTCAGACTACTCCTTAGGAGCGTTAAATAT